CCAATGATGATGGATTTCTTAGAGTTGGTGTTAATGATAGTTTTGGATTACAATACTCACATCTCTATGCTCCTAGAAGTTTAAGAAAGGCATTAAATTCAGTTGATCAAACTGGAAAAATTCTTTACGGAAATGCTGATCTTAAAATTGCAAACAATGTAGAAGTTGAGTCCTCCGACCACTCACCAATTATTGGATGGGCTTATGATGGTCATCCAATTTATGGTCCGTATGGATATGTTGCTAGAGCGGGTGGTGTTGTTGCCCAAATGAAGTCTGGTTATAAAATTGATCTTAAGGCAAATAGACCACCAACTTCATCTTTCCCTGAAGGATTTTTTGTTGAAGATTATACTCATAAAAATCTTTCTGATGAAACTGTTCTTGATGAAAATAATGGTAGATTTTGTGTAACACCAGAATATCCAAAAGGAACATATGCATATTTTGCTACAATTAATACTTTAACTGTTGACTCTGCTGGACCTTTCTTAAATTTTAAAAGACCAGTATTTCCATATCTTGTTGGTGAAAATTACAAGGGAATTCCTAATGAATTTAACTTCAAACCATCTTCTAATCAGGATTCATTTGATTTAAATAATACTGATTACTTAAGAAATACTGATCCGTATAATTTAATTTCAGAAGATGTTGAATATGAATTCTTACCTTTACCAAATAATCTAAAACAAAATTTAGAAATTTCATCCATTAACCCCGGAGTTCTTGAGAGGGTTGGTATTGTCACTGGAGGAAATAATTATAAAGTAAATGATATTGTTCTGTTCAATGAAGGAGAAGAGGGGGGTGGAACTGGAGCTAGCGCAAAAGTCATTAGGATTAAAGGAAAACCTGTTAATAGTGTCAGTGTTGCATCTAGTTCTGTAAGTGGCATAGAATTTGTCCCTGGAAATAAAGGAACATATATTGCATTCTCCACAAATCCTCATAATTTTGAAAATAAAGATACCTTAATTGTTTCTGGTCTTTCTACAACATCGTCTCAACTTGAGGGATCTTATAAGGTAGGTATTTCATCCAATGTATTGGTTGTCACTGGTGTAGGAACTACATCTTCTGGAATTGGAACTCTTGGTGCTACCGGAATAGTAACTCATTTTACTGTATCTGGAAACCTCAGTTATCCAACTATAAAAGAAAATGATATTCTTGGTATTGGTACAGAACAAGTTAGAGTTTTAAATGTAGACCAAAAACTTTCTAGAATCAGAGTAATCCGTGCGGTTGATGGTAAGCAGGGCGTCGTTGGAGTATCTCATACAGTCACAACAAAAATATATGAAGTTGGTAAAAAATTACAAATTAACGCAGGATTTAAAACAGATTATGTTTATAGAAGAAATGAGCAAATTTATTTTAATCCAAGCGAAACTGTAGGTTTAGGAACAACAGCAGGTGTCGGGATTGGATCCACGTTATCATTCTCAAATCCTGGAGCAGGAATCACTGAGAAATTTATTCCAACTAAAACCTTATACATTCCAGGACATGAACTCAAAACAGGTGATCGAGTAACATACTCCCCAGGAAATGGTAGCGGTCTTGTTTATCTAGAGAATAGTGTTGGAACATCTAAAACACTTAGCAATGGGACTGATTTATTTGTTGCAAAAGTAACCGATGATTTAATTGGTCTTGCGACAGTTCGTGTAGGATTGGGAAGCACTGGTAATTTTGCTGGAATTGGAACTACTGTAAGTTCTTCTACCACGTTATTCTTTAGTGGTATTGGAACTGGTGTATATCATAGCCTTAAAACTAATCATACAGTTCTTACAGGAGAATTAACCAGAAATAAAGTTACTGTTGCCTTAGCACAGTCTCATGGAATTTTAGGCAATCATGTTGTATTCATGGATGTTAATCCATCTATTACAACTTCATTTACAGTTAAGTATAACGATTTTAATAGAAGGACATTAATCAATCCAAAAGATTTTGTTGCTTCTGGAATTAATACTACGTCTAATACTTTTACAATTACAGATCATGGATATAAAACTGGAGATAAAGTAGTTCATACATCTACCACTTCATCTGAGGGATTATCTAATAATAAAATTTACAATATTATTCGAGTTGATAATAACAAATTTAAATTAGCAGAAGACTATTTTAAAGCAACTCAATTTAAACCAACGGTAGTTGGAGTAACTAGCGCATCCTCTGGAACTCTTTCTTTAATTAATCCACAGATTAAAGTCTATAGAGATTCAACTGTTGAGTTTGATGTTTCGGATTCTTCTCTTTCATATACAAAACAAGCTTCTTCATACGCTGCATTTGAACTTAATTTCTATCGTGATAAGTTATTTTCCGAGCAATACGATAAGAATGAAGTCAGCACAACTTTTGATGTTACAAGAACTGGAACTGTAGGTGTAACAACTGATGCTAAAGTTACTCTAAAAGTTAATGGAGATACTCCAAACACTCTTTATTATCGCTTAGATCCAGTTTATGAAAGTGATCTCCCAACAGAGAAATCAGAAATTATCAACGATGATGATGTTTTACAAAACAATCAAGTAGAAGTATTATCCAGTTCTTATAGTGGAACTTTCCCTCTTGGTATTGGAGGAACAAACTTCTTCACATATACTCTGGGAATAACTCCCGAAAGAAGTTCTTATAATTCTTCTACTTCAATCCTATCATATGAAACTAATTGTACTCATACTTATGGTCCAATTTCTTTAGTCGCTATTGAAAATACTGGTAAAAATTATTATAAACTACCCGGATTTAATAGCATAGCTGCTGGCGTAAAAGGATCTCAAATTGGAACAACTGGTATTGGATCTGGAGCTGTTTTAGATACTGCCAGTGCATCAATTGGAAAAATTAAAAATGTAAAAATTCAAGATATTGGATTTAATTTTCAAGTAGATAAAACCATTAGACCTAGCGTACAACTCCCACAAGTTGTTCAGATCATTCCTCTTACATCATTCCAGTCCGTAGCAATTTCTTCTGTTGGAAGAGGTTACTCTTCTGCACCACAATTATTAGTATTTGATGGTAAGACTAACGCGCAAGTTACCGATGTAGATCTAAGTTACACTCTTGGTGATAATCGAGTCACTATATTGAAGAATAGTTATGGTATGAATAATACTCAACCAACTATTCTTCCAATTAAAAACTCAAACGGAGTTGGTATTAGTACAATCGCATATAATGCGACTACAAAGGATGCAACCATCACTCTGGCAGTTGGATTCTCCACAATCAATTCTTTCCCATTTTCTGTTAATGATCAAGTTCTAATTGAGGGTGTTAGTGTTGGTGTAGGATCCACTGGCAGAGGATTTAATTCTGAGGCATATGATTATAAGTTATTCACGATTAAATCTGTTACAGAAAATCTAGGTGGTATTGGAACAGTATCATTTAGTTTGGATGGATTGCTGCAGAATGGTGAGGTAACTGGTGATTTTAATGCTGCCAACTCAACTGGTAGAATTATTAATAGAAATCATTTTCCAATTTTCACTTCTACATTAAAAACAATTAATTTTGCAGAGGGTGAAACAGTAAAAACAACTTCTGCCACTGGTTCTGTCTCTGGATGGGATAAGCAGACTGGTTTACTTAGAATATCCACCAGTGATGATATAATTGCTGGTGATTTAATTGTTGGACAATCATCCAAGTCTCAGGGAATTGCTTCCTCAGTATTTTACTTTGAGTCTACTTTAAATACAGACACTCTTTCAAAAGTAACTCAGGGATGGCAGACAAATTCTGGTTATTTAAACGATAATCAACAGAGAGTTCAAGATAGTCTATACTATCAAAATTTCTCATACTCTCTTCGTTCTAAAGTTGATTTTGACACATGGAGTGATGCTGTAGGATCTCTTAATCATACCCTAGGATTCAAAAAATTCTGTGATTTCCAAATGGAATCCAAATTATCAGAGGGTTCTAGAAATGCTTTAGTTGTTGGTGTTGCTACAGATTTAACTTCTGTTAAAAATGTTAATTTTATTGAAACTTTTATTGATCTTAATTGTGTAAATGATTTTGACTTAGTTAAAGAGAATTCTAGATCTCAAACAACTATTGTTTCTGATGAAATATCGTTTACTAGCAAAGTTCTAACTGATTTCTTTGAATCTGTTGGTAATAGGGTTCTATCTATTGATGACTTTAGCGATACTTTTAATAGCAATCCAAGACCTACTGCTTTTAGTATCGCAAATAGTTTTGATACCACGGAAGTTAGAGCACAAAAATATATCACCTATATTAGAGACAGAAGATTTACCGCTCAGCGTCAATTAATGATCATTGATCTTCTACATGACAGTTCTTTTGGTTATATGAACCAATATGGTCGTGTTGAAACCATTTATGATCAAGGATCATTTGATTTTACCATTTCTGGAACTACTGCACAATTACAGTTCTTCCCAGAAAAATCTGCTGTAAATGATTATGATGTGACGGTTCTTTCTTATAATCTTGATGATAATCTTCTTGGTGTTGGAACAACTGGTATCGGTCCAGTTCTAATTGATACTAAGAGTGTTGCTCTTAACTCTGGATCAACATCAAATATTGTTTCTATTGCTAAGACATATAGTTCTATCAAATTAATGGTAGAAATTACTCCAGATATTAATAGAAATGAATTTGCATATGATAATATTAATGTTGTTCATGATGGAACTAATGTTGCTGTTCTTCAATATGGAGAATTAACAACAACACTTACAGCAAATCCATATGTTGGATATGGAACTTATCATCCATATCTCAGTGGCGATAACTTAATTGTTGATTATATTCCAGCGTCTGGTGTTGGTGTAGGAACTACTGGTGTTATCAATGCCATGGTAATTGGTATTGGTAATAGTGATACCACAGGTATCGGTACTTTTGATATGAATCATGCAAAACTTGAAGGTAGAAATACTACAATTTCAGCATCTGGTTCTCCAACAGAAAATGTCATTGGAAGTTATAGTAATGATTTTGACGCTGCACATTTTATTGTTCAATTAACAGATATCACTAACAATCAATATCAATTATCTGAAGTTTTGGTAATTGACAATTATCTCTCTGACGATGGATCTGGAGACACTTTTAATACAGAGTTTGGTACGATTGAAACAAACGCTGGATTAGGAACAATTGGAACAAGACTTGCTGGTGCTGCTGCTGGAATCGGAGCAACTGTAGAATTGGTTTACACACCACCCGCAAGTGTTGCTGCCCAAGCAAAAGTCTTTATGGTTGCTTTGAGAAATGCAGATGATGATAAGAGTGAAATTGATTTCACTAATGGATCTATCGAAACTCGTTTCACTCAGTATCAAGGAACTGATAGAGACGTTTTGAGAGCATTTGAACTGAAGCATAGAACTGATACAATTTTTGAAAGATACTTCCTTGGAGCTGACTCCAGTATTGTTAGCGTTGCTGACAACACTATTAGAATTCCGAACCACTTCTTTGTTAGTGGAGAGCAACTTACCTATGTTCATGCAGGTGCTGCATCAACACAAGCGATTGGAATTGCGACTGCTTCTTTCGTTGGTATTGGAACTACTGATAAAGTTCCAGAAACTGTCTTTGTTGTTAAGGTTGATGATGACAAAATCAAACTGGCATCCACTGCAGAAAACGCTCTGAAAGGAACACCAGTGGTTCTGGACTTTACCAGCGTTGGTATTGGAACTTCCCATAGATTTGTATCGACAAATCAAAACGCAAAAGGTATTATCGCTCTCGATAACGTTATTCAATCACCAATTGTATCGACTTCTCTCACCACTCATCTTGCAAAAACTGCAACGTCTAGTGATGATATTATTACAGTCAGCACTGGTATTAATTCTATATTTGGTGGAGATCTATTAAAGATTGAAAATGAAATTGTTAAGGTTACTGGTGTAGGTATTGGATCAACAAATGCTATCTCCGTAAACAGACAGTGGTTAGGTACAACTCTTGTTGGTCATACAACTGATAGTTTAGTTACTAAGGTTGTTGGAAACTATAATATTGTTGATAATATTTTAAACTTTGTAGATGCTCCTGTTGGAAAAACTCCACTTGGAACATCTACAAATCCACCAGATGAAAGAGATTGGACTGGCATTGCAACTGGTTCATCTTTCCAAGGAAGAATCTTCTTAAGATCTGGTGTACAAGATTCAA